TTCCAGAGCACGACGAACCAGCTCGGCACGCATATTCTTGTAATACAGATGAGTGTCTTCAAGGGACTGAGTGAGCTGATTTAGATCACTCGCATACTGGGCCTCACCACAGCTTTGTACCCAGTTTTCTAGATCTTCTTGAGCCTTGATTGCGGCCAATTGATCTGGTGTCAGGGTATTGATATGGTCCTTAGCCTGTTTGATAAGATCGGCCAGAAATGTAGGGCTGGTCTTTAGATCCGGCACCCATACTTCACCAGTCTCACCGCCTAAACCACCCGCATTTTTAGCGTGATGGGTAGGGCAAGGCTTAAAGCTAATTACCCGGGCATTCTTGCCTTCACCAGTAGTGACTGTGGTCAAATAGCCCATAATGTCAGCAATGCGATATAGCTCATTTCGGTTCTTACCACCCAGATCAGGGCGATAAATTACTTGGTCACCGCTTTGATCTTCAGAAGCGTGAGCAATAAACACCACATCTTTTCCTGAAGCGATCAGCGTATTCACGTACTGCTTAAAGATGTTGTTGGCCAAGCCCTGGGCTTTAAGCTTTAACGATCCATCTTTTTGTTTGTTGGTCGCATTCAGCATTAAATGTGTTTTGATGCTTTCAAGCATTGCACCGACGGTATCAATCACAATGGTGTTATATGGTTCAAGATCAGCCATTGTTAGGTTTGCAACATCAGACCACTGGTGAGCCTGAACTACAGCACCGCGACGAAGTTCACCAGTACGGTGAGAACCTTTGTCAAAGTCGAATGAAATAGCCTTATCACCCGTAAAGCCGATAGATGTTTTACCCAAGCCTGGATCTGCATACAGGTAGACAATAATTGCCTGGACTAGCAGAGCTTGATTCGCTGGAATAATATTAATCGCCATCTCAACGTACTCCTGCAGGACGGTTATTACGCTTAAAGTTCTTATAGTCTTCCGATGCAAAGAAGCCGGTACTTTCTAAAACTTGATGACGCTTGTTTTTGCGCATAGCAACACGCGCATTTTCCAACCCATCTAAAATCCATTTTGGAGTAAGGGATTTATCCATCTTCCTCAATGAGCCATCCGGCTGAATGGAGTAGATCTGTGTATTGCAGAAATAGTCGGAAATAGTTCCTGAGCTTTTGACACGTAGAGCAAAATAGCTGGCCCGAGTTTTACCTACTCGATATATTTCAAGTCCCTCAAAGGTCTTGATGTATTCAGAGAAGTAGCGATGAGTTGAGTTGAACTCAATCGGCATTGGAATTACAGGTAGCTCATCCGCTTTGAATTGCAGGAAACCAGTGTAAAGATCCACAAAATTAATTTGAGTTCGATCATTTAGAGGAGACCAGTCATCAGAGCCGCATTCACACCAGTAGACCGATTGACCATTCAAAAGCGCCTCAAAGATTTGATCAGCGGATTTAAGAATCATTTGACACCCCCAGCAATCGCAGCATTAATCTTTTCAATCTCATAACGATCAACATAAGCATTGATGGTCTTGTCAAAATGGACCACGTTCAAAATGTCCAGAAACTCGACTGAGGCATCGTCAAGGGCATATTCAACATAGATGTTGTATTCATCAGCCTTAACAGTAGCGACACAGATCTGATTGCAATTTACGCTTTGAACTTCGTATTGCTTTGCAGCGATGTCGACTTGCGGCTGATCTTCAATAGATTCAGCTTGGGCAAGGCAGCCTGATAGCGCGAGGGCTAAAGCTGTATTGATTAATATTGGTTTTAGATTCATAATAATTTCACTCACGAGGTTAGGTTGTGGGTCATGCCTCAGGTGGTTCGCAGCACGCTGGGGCTTTTTGTTGTCTGTGAGATAAAATATACCCGTGAGGTAAAATAAAGTAAATACCTGCGAGGTAAAAATGGTAAAAATATTTTTACTCTTCAGGTGAAATAAGATTTAATAGACAAAAGAAAACCCACACAGGGTGGGTTGGATGGAGTTTATTGAGATGACTAGAGAAGAATTTCGAGCGAATTTATATCAAACATATGTATCCTCTGGTATGCATGATCCAGTGTTGATACAGGAATATATACAAATTGCTGAATCTTTTGTTTTTGACCGGGTAAAATTTACTCAGAGCGATTTTGAGCTGCTCACTAAAAATATGGCTGTAAAAAATTAATTCTTATTTAGGTCATTGGGTGATACTACCCTCAAGCACTCTTCATAAACCTCTTTCCAGTACGCGATATCACCTGCTTGGTTATTCTGTTTATAGTAAGCAGGGTTTTTAAGGTTGATACGCGTTTGTATGATTTTATCAGCCATCTCAATAGCTAGGCGTTTTTCTTCAATTGAAGGCATATTTCTCTCCACCCGATCCAAGAGCCGCGTCGGGTTCGCATTTTTTATTAATTAGTCTCAGGTGATTTGCTTAGGGCTTTATCCTGATACATTTTTTCATCTGCCTCTATGATAGCTGCTGATAGACCGTATGTGGGATTTCGCATTGCAAAACCAATTGCAGCACTAATGCCAGCTTTTGCAATAGCAGTTTGAATTCTGGTTGCAAGTTTATCCGCATTTTCTCGGCTGGTTTCAATACTAAGTACAGCAAATTCATCACCACCTAGACGAGCGACAATATCATTATTGCGTACAGTGTTTTTGAGGGTTAAAGCCATTCTTTGAATGAGTTCATCACCTGCAGCATGCCCCAAAGTATCATTGGTGATCTTGAGGTCATTAAGATCAATCATAAGAATAGCAACAGGGTGACCATATCGTTTGCAGCGCTTTTCTTCTAATTCAATTAACTGGTCCCAAGCACGACGGTTAAAAAGGCCAGTCATCGGATCGGACAATGCCTCCATTTCAAACCGTTCAGCTTTACGTATGTACTCAGCGGCTTTTAATTCAGCTTGAATATTATAGCTAAGCACTTGTGCTAGCAGCTCAAATAATGGAGCTTCCTCGACCAGATTTTTAGATTGAGGTTCGGGATCAATTGCACAAAGAGTGCCAAACAAGGAACCATCTTCTTTTAAAAGAGGTTGACCGATATAGGCTTTAATAGTGACAAGTTTATTTATTGGTGCATCTGTATAAACTTGAACATCGGGCGAGTAAGGGGCAATGCGGGGCGCATTATTTTGTACCATGTGTGAGCAGAAAGAATCTGCCCATCGAAATACTTGTCCTGGCTTAACGTTATAGCCATTATCTTCACTTAGTAACACGATCCAGTCATCACCTTCGGTACGGGTAATCATCCATAACTTAAATCCAAATCGTTGAGATAAGAATTTTAAAATGGCTTGGCCAGCCTCTTCGAAATTCTTAAAGTTAATATTATTCATTAAGTTAGTCCGATGTTTGTACTAAGAGAGATGTGAAAAAAACAATTTTTAGACTACAGCGTCATATATTATAATTTTAAACTGATTAGCTCACTAATTATTCAAAAATTTAACTCACTTTACTTAAAATTTTTAGAAATTCCATCGGCTAATAAATAGGAATATTACTTCATATAATAAAAAGATAACCCACCACTGGGGTGGGTTATCCTGCAACAATAATCTTATTTTTTGTATTCAGTAATACTGATAGGTTTGTCTTTCATAAACTCTACAATACCTTCACCAGCTTTGAAGTGAATTGAAACACCATCATCATTGGCCAAACGCATGCCACTTCCTGAAATAGCTCGTTTAAGGTGATAAACCTTGCCAGAATTATCTGTCATTTCTGCGGTTTCAAAATTATCCGAAGATTTCAATTCAACTGTAAGATCCATTGGACCAGTAAAGTTAATTACCTGAGTTTCAGCCGGAGTATTGCTCACAACTTTTTCTTGTACCACTTCGTTTTTTGGATTTGAAGTACAGCCAGTAATTGCTAATCCTAACAATGCTGCACCTAACAAATATTTCATTGATACTTACCTTTCTATTTTTGAATCATAGGTATTTTTATACTAATTATTATAATGTAACATTTAAAGACAAGGTTACACTTACCTTACATAAAGAAAAACCCGCGGATAGCGGGTTAGTGATGCTTTGCTTAGTTATTACAGACCTGGTCATGAGAGGTCTTAAGTCCAATATAAAGATTTAATATTTCAGAAGTAAGAAAGCTTTAGCACTGAATAGCATCTTTCTCTTTGTAGTGATCCAAAACCAAATCCATATCAGCCAAAAGCACAGCTTCAGAGTATTCACCGGGTGATAGCTTCAACAAGTTAGGCATATAGTTCTTTTCATACTCACGCGGGTAATCCCTGCATAAAATTTTAATCCGCACATCTTGTGTGGTGAACTCTGAGTCTAATTTTTCTATGTATTTACTAAGAATATTATCTGAGTTCTCAAGAGCTGCTGTGGTTGTAATTGGATCTATATCTTCATCTGGTTGCTTCTGGCAGCCGGTAAAAGTCAAAGATAAGAGTAGGGTAGTCAAAATTATTCTTTTCATAGTTTGATTTTATTGTTATTGAACTTTGAATTATAAATAGAATTTAATTAAAGAAAACCCACCGTAGGGTGGGCAATATTATTTGTTGTAAATAATCAAACAGGCAGACCTTGGTTATAGATTTCATCTAAGCGTTGCTGTTCATTATTAAGATGACTTTTCAATACTGATGCAGATGAGACTTTATCTGAAAGATTTAACATTCTATTTTTGGCTCTAGAGAGAAGGGTTGTATATAGAATCGGAGTAATTACAACATGATCATTCCATTCTTTACGTGGTGAATTCTCCCCACTTTCAATTTTATCACCTAATATAAAACCATGAACTTTAGTTGTTTTTGAAATAGCACCTTTAGATTCTAATTCTTTAACATATTTCCAAATTTGATCCTTTTCATCACTACCAAGCATTAAACCTGTGGTCTTTAAATCCACAATAACAACATGATCAATTCCAATTTCTTCATGATTTTCGTCATCAAATTTAGGACGAGTATAAGCTTCAGGAATTATCACGAAGTCCGGTCTATTCAAAGACCCTTTTTGCTTAATTCCAAATAGACTATTAAATACTTTAGACATTCCTTTGTTTGAACTGAAATCAATAGCCTCAAAATTAGCGCCAAACATCCATAATCCATTATTAAAAAGAGTTTGTAATTCCTGAACCTCTTTTACACCAATAATATTTATTCTTGACTCGAATTCTGCAATAGTTTTTAAACGGCCTTCAATTTCATCGAGTATAATTTTAGCCATATTCACACCCCAGTCTTCTAGTATGGAATTTAGTTTATCTAACTCATCTGAGGAAATATTAGCTAATTTTTGTAATAGATTATACTTATTTGATGATTTTTCTAAATTTATCAATATGTTAGTTATGTTATATAGGTCTTTCTCGGATAGTGTGGGGCATAGACTTACTGTATCATCGACAAAAGTAGTAACCTTGGATTTTGATAGACGACTTAATGAATTTGTATTTGTGCGAACAGCACTAAGAATCTTATTCGCTTTTTCTCTTTGAGACTTTACAATTGGTTCTTGCATTAAATTTTTTATGAATGGAATCATCACATCTTCAAATTCCAACCATAAGTCACTCTGCAAGTCAAAGCCAGACCAATCATCCAAAACTAAATTTAGGGAATGAAGACAGTCAGCCTCGATGATCAGATTCATTTTTTTAGCAGCGGATTTTCTTTGGTCAAACTCATCAAAGTGTTTTAGGAAGCTCCAGTTAATCCCACCGACCAGCCTTCCTTTAACCCACCAAGCAACCCCTCGTTGTTTTGTAGAAGTATCAATTTTGTTTGTATCTATAAGACGTACTTTTATCGTATTATTTTTAAATTCAACATCTCTTTCTATAATACATTCTACTGGAATATCATTTAGACTTAATTGTTTTTTATTTATATAAATTTTAAATGTTGGTCTAGATATAAAGCGTGCACTTAATTCTTTCCTTAACTCGTCTTCATCGATAAAGTGATCTAAATATTGTATTGGTGTGGTAATTGTGATGCCTGATTTTAAATTAGGTGTGAGCTTTTTAATATTTGTTATCAATAGTGGAGAGGTGTCAGTTTCTGTGGATTTAGATACTTTTGCTGAAAACGTTTCCTCATTTTTCGAAGATACCACTTCGTAATAATCATTAAAGCAAAATGCAGAGAAGCGCCCTTTACCATTTTTTCCAAAAACATCTCGTTTTTCAATTACCTTACCACTCTCATCAAGGATGCTCACCGTGCTACCCTGATTCTCTATTCGATTGTAATTTAATTTACTCCATATTTTTTTAAATTCCTCTAAGGTCAGTCCTTTACCGTTATCGTATATTTTAAAGATAGGATTAGATAACTCTTTGTTTTTTGGCCAAGATATATAAACCTCTGTAGCTCCAGCATCGAAGGCGTTGGCTAGTAGTTCTGTAATAGCAATGATTGGATCTTTAGCCATATTACCTAGGAACTTATCAAGAAATCTCGAGTCGTACCTAGCTTCAAATAAATTTTGTTGTTCCATTATATTCTCTTCAATTTAATAATTCTAAACCACTCAACCCCTAAGCCGCATATAGCAGCTTTTTTATTTATCCAGCCAACAAAAATTGATTTGGGATTTATAGCGCAGAATACTTTTCTAAAAACTCATCTATCCATCCTTGTGCCACTTCAAGATTGGTTATGTCAGTCAGCTTTAGATTGGTCTCTTCTGCTTCGTTAAAGCCCTCAATAATAGCTTCAAAGATATTTGCCTCACTAATGACCTCACGTGCTATTTCAGCAGCGTCATAGCTTTGCTTGGCCTTCTTAAGCGAAGCTATTTGCTTATCAATCCCTTCACCGATTTTACCTAATGCCAACTTAAACTCTTGACGATTAATTGTTAGCGCAGTTTTGGATTTATTAAGTGTTGCGATCATTGTGGTTTCCTTCTTTTTTTGGGGCTACTATATTCAACATCTTGATAAAACCTAAGCCGCATATAGCGGCTTTTATTTTTTTAAGGTTTAACTAAAGCAGATTCCAGGCGACCAATAAAATCAATTTCATTAAGCTGCTCATTAGTAATAAATTCATCTGGATAGCGAATCTTGTCAGGATTATCACTTGCAAGCCTTACTGTTGTGCCGCCTGCATAGCTTATAAAAATCCTTTTCATTCTTAGCTCGTAGTTATGCTTAAAAACATATACTGATCCACTCTTAAGCATGCTTGGATCTTTATCAGCCACATCAATAAAAAGAGGACTATCCGGTGCTACTGTTGGCCACATGCTGTATTCATCGGAATAAATTACACGTAGATTCTCCGGCTTAGCTTGTATACCTAAAATCCTTAGTAGCGATGGGTCAATGTCTAAATATTCACTTGGATCTTCTAAAAAATTCTCTATCCCACTTCCACAAGAAGCCTTTACATCCCTGTACACCGGTATTCTCACATTATTTCTTTTGCTTCCTTCGGCACCACGAAATTCAATGGGCGCAATTTGGATTCCACTTTTATTTGAAATATCACTTAAAGGTATGGTGACGGCATTTGCCTGATCCAAAAAACCCTTAGGCTTACCAAAAGCCTCTTCTATTTTGATTGCAGTCTCATCGCCAATATTTTTGGTCGGGTTCTTCCCGATGTATTGGCTAACCAAATTATAAGAAAGCCCCACCTTTTCAGCAAAATCAGTACGACTCAACCCAGACTCCTTCATTAAGTCTCGAGCATTCTTAAGCCGTATTTCATGAATTTGCATCAAACCAGACATGCCAAACCCCATTATTTAATCCATTGCTAAATTTACCTGTTAGGTAGAAAAAATAAATACCCTGACAGGTTGAATAAGTTTTACCTAAAAGGTATATTTAATATTAATTTACCTATCAGGTGTATTTTCATGCGAAACCTATATGATTACTGGAAATCCTTAAGCGAGGATGAGAAGCATATTTTTTGTTCTCGTGTAGGGGTGTCTTACGGCTATATGGAATCGCATTTGATTCATGGTCGTAAAAAACCCCGCATGGAAACTATCCAGGCAATTGTTGATGCTAGCAATAACAAGCTATCCCACAAAAATCTTTTTGACTTCTTTCTAAAGAAGAGCCCAATAGCTGCTTAAACCAATTATCAAGCAATATCTATTTCAAATAAACGTGAACAAAAACAGGGATTCACATGATTCTAAAGAAAGAAACGAGAATAGCGATTCATCAGATGATTAATCAGTCTGAAGGATTTGATCCAAAGGATATTGCGCAAGTTACTGGTGATGCTCATAAGACGATTTGCAACTACGGTAATCCAAATATGGAAAACCACGATCCAAGTCTTAAGAAGTTTGAAGCGATCATGCTTTTGACTCAAAACCCGGTAGTTCTAAAAGTTTGGGCGCACATGCTTGGTTTTGTTCTCATGCCTGCAGGTGGAGAAGGTACACATCGTCAAATGACGATTGTGGAAGCATTGCTTCAAATGAATTCTGAAACTGGAAAAGCCAATCAAAAGGTTTATGAGGTTTTAGAGGATGGGATGGTGACGCCACAAGAGTATGCGGAAGCGAGCGAAATTCTTAATCGCATTATTGAAAATGCTAAAGCAGCGGATATGGCTTTAAGCAAGCAAATGCATAAATTCACACAAAAAGAAAAAGCCTGATTTCTGAGATCAGGCTTTTTGTATTCAAAATACTTGGAGAGAATTTTAAATATGAAATCAAATCTAGCACATGAACCACCAATACCTCAAGGGCAAGTAGTTCATTTTCCAAAAAATGAGCGCAAAGCTATGTCGAATAAAGAAGAGCGCTACACCAAGATGCCAAATGGTTTAATTGACGGTCAGATCATGGCCCAATTAAACGATAAGGCGTTTAAGTGTTTAATGTTTGTCATGCGTCAAACCATTGGATTTGACCGTGCATCCCATCCAATTGCTATCACTCAATTTCAAAAATATTGCGGTATTAAAAAACGCGATACGGTTATGTCATGTATTCGCGATCTGGAAGAACTCGGCTTGATCAAAGTTGAGAGAACAACAGGCTGTCTAAGTGAATATCAATTTACTCCTGACCAGTACCGCGAAAAGGGACTAGTACCAAATGAGGGTAGTACCCTTAAAGGTGACGGGACTAGTACCGTTGAACGGGACGGGACTAGTACCGCTAAAGGTGACGGGACTAGTACCGTTGAACGGGACCCTATTAAAGAAACACTTAAAGAAACATTTAAAGAAAACTTTAAAGAGAGAAACGCGCAAGAAAATTCGGTTGATCAAGTATTGAATCTCTGGACACCAGATTTACATTCTCTGAATTCTTGGTTACAGCGATCAGGTGAAACCCCGATGACCCAAGAACTGGTGAATCAGATTTTACTTGAAGTGAATGCTCACTACGAACCACGTTTGAACGCAGGCTTGATCACAGACATCCAAATGTATTCAAACTTCGTGAAGTGGATCAAACGTAAATACACTCAAAAAACGTATCAACCTTCTGAAAAACAAAATTCTAATCTGGATGTGAATACAGCTTGGGCAGATCAAGCATCGCAACATCACGCACCAGTGAATTCATCAGTGCAGATCCCGGAGGACTTTGTATGAACGCAATGTCGATGCTGACTCAGGGATTAAAACAAACACAAGCGATCTGCTCGAAACACAAAATAGCGATGGTTCAAGCCGGTCCATATCACAAATGCCCACAATGCGCCGTAGAGTTTCTGGAAGAGCAAAAGCGCAATGCACAAGCTGAAATTGATCGTACCGTACGTGAAAAACACTTTGCAGGGGCAATGCTTCCAGAGCGCCATGCAACATCAGGTTTTAAGAATTACAACGTTCAACACGCTGGACACCAGAACGCACTGAATCAGGTTGTTTCCTTTGCCAAGAACATGATCAGCGGCCACAGAAACAATTTTGTGATGGTTGGACCTACTGGTACAGGAAAAACTCATCTCAGCTGCGCTACGGCTCGAACATTGCTCAACAAAGGCAAGTATGCACGGTACATCACCAGCGAAGATCTGGCACAGCGAATCATGAACGCATGGGAGCAGCCGGACGCTACAGAAAAATCTGTGATTTATGATTTCAGCCAGTACGACCTGTTGATCCTGGATGAATATGGATTGCATGACCGTGATAAACGTCGGGAGTTGGTGCACAAAGTCCTGTATGCACGTTATGACCGCATGAAGCCGACCATGCTGATTTCTAATCTGACATTAGCTGAGCTGCAGAAAGACTTGGGTGATCGTCTTTGGTCTCGTTTTCAACAGGGTGGATTAACCGTAGTTGAATGCAATTGGACAGATCAGCGTGTAGGGGGTGGGGTGTGAAGATTCTAGCTCTTAATTTTGACGTGAGAGAAATACGCATTATCCCCAATGATGGTCAGCCGTTATTTTGCTTGGCTGATGTTTGTGGAGTTTTAAATATTTCTCGCACATCTAGTTTGTTGCGGATCTCGGACGAGAGAAATGGAGCATTAAATCCAGTAGGTGTACATAAAATCCGCATTCACACTAATGGCGGCATACAGAAGCTTACTTTTGTTAATGAGGAAAACCTCTATCACGTACTAATCAGGTCAAGAAAACCGAAATCAAGAGAGTTTCAGGACTGGGTGGCAAAAGAAGCGTTGCCAGCTACTCGAAAAATAGGGGGTGTCGCATGAATACAACAATTGAAGAATTTTTGAAAAATGGTGGCGAGATTAAGCAAATTGATTCTGATGATCAGTCAAAAATCCATAGGAAAGTTAGCTTTGAAGATCAGATAAGTTTGATGCTTTTTGCTTGTTATGCCACTACGCCATTTTCAGTGAAGGACGTGCAAGAAGCTGTTTTTGATTTCCATAGAACCACTATTTACAGCCTGCTTCAGGAGCATGTCAAAGGTGGTTATTTGGAGCGTGTATCAGAGAGTCATTACCGTGCAACTGCATATGCCAAAGACATTATGAATGTAAAGGGTGAAATTGCCGTATGAAGGATCTAAACAAAACATTGATGTTTATTTTCATGGCAATTGGCGCCGTCGTTTTGAGGATGTGGTGTGAATGACCAGCTACTCAATCGCTGAATACAAAAAGATGGTGAAAGCCACCAGATCGAAAGGGCGCTCCAAGCGTCCTAAGGTGAAAGGCGAAAAAGTACCGAATGAGTTTGAGGCGAAACTGGCCAGAGAACTAAAGACTTTAAAAATAGATTTTGAGCAGGAATTTAAATTTCACCCAGAGCGTAAGTGGAAAGCAGATTTTCATTTAATTAATAAAAAGATTTTGGTTGAAGTTGAAGGTGGGATCTGGAGTGGTGGTAGGCATACCAGAGGCAAGGGGTATATCGGGGACATGGAAAAATATAACGCAGCAACAATGCTTGGTTATCAAGTAATACGGTTTAGTACAGAGCAAGTGAAGTCAGGTCACGCGATCCAGCAAATAGAGAAGATGGTAGGGGAATAGGGATGAATGCGATGGTTAAGGTTCAAAATATTATGCAGGCGGTCGATTGGAGTAAGTATTCACTAGAGGAGTGGCTTTATCAATTTGGGGCTTGGATGAATAGCGTATCTGGTACGTGCGGCAAAAGCATTAATCCTATTGCTGTTGCTATGGATGAGGCTGTCATCAAGCAGCGCAAGTTTAAGCTGGGTGTGAGAAAGACTCGTCAAATTATTGCTGATTCTATGCTGTCAGAGGAAAAGCCGAAATTATCCAGAGTTGGGGTGGTCTGTGAGATTGATGATAATGAAGCGCGTGCAGTTCAGCGTTTAATTCTGGATATGCAGGGTCAAAGTGAAATTATGGATGAATGGATGGATGCGATTATCTGCCGTTATTTTTATGGGAATTCGTGGGCGCAGATGGTTACCGAAGAACGATCTAAGCATGCGGCTGAACAAGATGTGAAGTGTGGATTGGCTGCACTGCATTGCCGATATAAATTTATTGAATATAAGTGATTAGAACTTGACCCTCCGGAAAGCACCTGTTAAATTCATGTTATAGTGGTGCGAAGTGTAAGTAAGTCGCACTACTGATAGAAGGCTCATCGAAAGGTGGGCTTTTTTGACATTATTTATTCATAAAATTAAGTGATAATGCCTTTTTGTTTTTGAACTCTAATTGAAATGGCGATTTTAACTGTTAAAAAACTAGAAGATACTCTCGGTAAATTAGTGGCTGAAGGCGAAAAGCCTGAAAAGATTTTATTAGGCTATAAAGCGTATGGCGAGCTAATGAATGATCGTAGCTTTTTTGAGGAAGTGGCTGGCTCGGCAATGGATCCAAACAAACGAAAATATAAGAATATTAAGATCAAGGTTACTCAAGATGAATACCAGCTTGAAGTAAAGTGCTTGAAAGAATAAATTGATATAGAAATGAAAGCTCGCCAAATGGTGGGCTTTTTGTTATTTAAGAGCCTATTATTTTTATATGTAGCTCAAAAGCAGTTTAATAGTATCCACTATGGTATAAGTCAGCTCCGCTATCTATTTTAAATAATTAAATGAGCGCTAATGGATGCTGAAGATAGGGATGGATGGTGCGAGCTTTTATATGATGAAGCTTTGCGATTATATCGGCCCTCCAGATACAAGGCGGTTGATAGATTAAGATTTTTAGCTCTTGTCCTAAAGCTTTTTGCAGAGATGCAGAATGAGGATGCAATTGTTGAAGTAAAAGCTGTTAATGTAAAATTTAAGTTTAGATGTAAGAGTTATGATTTCTCGGTTTTCAAAATACCTGATTTTAAAGACAGGAAATTATATCTGGCCTATATGTCTTGCCAATTAAGTAAGCTATAAGATATTTAAAGAGAGCTCATCGAAAGGTGAGCTTTTTTGTATCTATGAACTTTTAAAAATTAGAACGAGCTACAATACATTTTTTGTACATCGTAATGGTAATTGTTCATTTATCTTCATTAGTCGAAGTTAAACCGTTGGACATTGCTATGGTCCAAGAGATCTTTGACTTTATTTATGATGAAGCTCTAAAGGAGTATGAGCCATCAAAATATGAAATAGTCAATAAGCTAAAGTTTTTTTCAATAGCGCTACGATTATTTGCAGAACTCAGGGATGAAGATGCATTCATTAAAATCAATACCTTGACTGTCATATTTAAATGCAGGTCTAGATCTACATGTTGTTGGGTATTTGATATGCCTGAAATAGGGGACAAAAAGCAGTTCGTTGAGTATCTGTCTTCTGAATTAAATAAATTGTGATGGTGGTTCAAGACTCAAAGAATGTAAGCCCTTTCGTGTTAAGGTGTTGTTATCTTTCCCATGTGAAAGAGCATGAGTCATGGAACTAATTTTTCTTATTGTTATTATCCTTTTTATAACAGTATTTGTAATGGTTAAACCTACCCACAAGAAGTCTGGTGGAAAATTCAAAGAGATGACTAAAAATAAGTTTAGTCATCAGATTTCCGGTGCAATTAACTTCCAACACCCCATAATTGAAATAGTTGGTCCAGAACTTGAAGATTCTGTGAGTAAAGTCGTTAATGCTCTTCTGATCATGGATACCACAAACACAGAATATACCTATGCAATTATGGTGATTGTAAATGATATTCAAGTTGGTTATTTAAGTGATGAAGATGCTGAAAAGTTTCTGAAGATTTTAAAAGATAAGGATTTATATGAAGATACTGGAATTGAAGTAAAGGCACTTATCTATGGGGATTGGGGGAACGCTGATCAAGTTGGAAATTTTAAAATCAATTTAAATCTCCCTGAAAATTTTGAAGACTCAGAAATTAAGTAATCGGATGTGCTAAGTAAGTCTCCTTTGGGGGATTTTTTATTGTTTAAAATTTATTGACTACAAAGAAAAGCCACTTAAAGTAAACAATGAGAAACAGTTTCTAAATATGCTCTATACTTTATCTCGGAATTAGCTGTGCTATGTTTTTAGTGCGCCCTGAAGAAGACGCAATACGAAGAAAATGACTACAGCACTGGCCCACTTATTTTGACGAGTAAGTGGGCTTTTTATTGTCTGTAAAAAGGCGACCTAAGCCTACTGGAGTGCTGACCAGTGGAACATGCCATCGAGTAAACTTCCTTCGGGAATCCAGACTAGGGAGTAGCGCCCCGACCTAAAGAGGATTGAAAGCAAGTAAAGCAGACCGTGCATGTTAGGTGTGTGTGATTGTGAGTAGCGTCTGGCCCCGCGAAGAGGGCTGTCTTACCAAGATTTTAATAAGCTTTGTATATAATATTATTATGTATATAATTCGGGCCAGATTCTATGGCTGTAGAGTCTTTCTAATTCTGCCTCCTTTCCCTATAAAGGAGGTATTTTTTTGCCTATATTTTTCTTATGTCATGTGTTGCTACATTGTTTGATAGGTCACATTTAATAGTGAATTGATACAAGCATCTATAATTAAAAAACATAATATTCTGATAGATTAAAATTACAACAAAAAGTCTGGAGGTTTGTATGACACGTATACCAAACGGAACACAGGTTATTCATCATATCTCACTTTTCGATCATGCTTACTATAAGGAAGAGAATGGAATTTTAAAGGTTTGGAGCAAGGGAGAGTGGGTGGAGGCACTGATACCCAGTATTAATGAAATGATTGATAACGGTTTTGAATTAGAAGTTCTTCACAGCTAATTGTTATGCAGGCGATGAGCAAGTACTAACTTGTTATTTACCATCTATGATCACTCCACTTTTCAGTGGGGCTTCCAACATCTGGGAGAAAAATATGCGCAACTCTTAAAGCAGCTATTATGCTTTCATCACTACACTTATGAGTCGGATATTTTTATTCAGGTAGAATGTTGCAAGTGTGGTAAGCATAGAGATGATTACACAAATTAAATAAAGTAAATTTAAAAGAGGTAAGCCTGTTCATGAATTTGATCAGGCTTTTTTAATTTATAGAGAAAAGTATGCTCCAATTTATATTCTGCTTATTTGGCCTGCATGGTGTGACTGAAATTAATTGTGATGACCAGAAAGAGTGTCGTCATTGTTTGAAAGAAGTTGAATAACAATCACTCAAGCAAAGAGCTGTTTCATAAAGCTGTAATATTTAAGCAATATAGTTGCTCTGCAAAAGAAGAAAGACGTTGTGACGCAAGTCAAGCCCGTTTAATTGGAGAGAGTTAAACGGGTTTTTTATTGCAATATATTGCTATTTTCCTTTTGTCGAACATATTACGACTCAAACCCCGTCATTAATTTGTCGGGGTTTTTCTTTTCTTATTGGTGGTACCTATGACAGACAAAGTACAAGCTAAACAAGACTTAGAATTTTGCAGTACTGAGCTGTCTAAGTATCAGAATCTCAGTCGATCCGGCCTGACACGTAATGAGCTGCTGGCAATTGACGGCATCATGATCAAGCTGAAAGAGCGTATTAAGAATTTACGTGAAGCGCTGTATGCGTGATGTTAAGCGATTAGCTGCAATCAGAAAGCTGCCATGCATTCGGTGCGGTAATCCATATAGTCAGGCAGCTCATTCAAATAGTGCCAAACATGGTAAGGGTCGAAGCATTAAAGCCAGTGACGAGTTCACGGTGCCGTTATGCCATTCCTGTCACTTCAAGTTCGATACCTTTCAATTGGGCACCCGGGCTGAGAGTGAAGCAATGTTTGATCAGTGGCTGGTGAGAGTGAATCGGATGTTGGTGATGGAAGATAGAGAGGTGTTTTGATGAAGCAAGCTACGTTTTCACCAGTATTTGCATCAATGTATTGCGGGCTATGTGATATCGCCAGAAATAACGGCTATGCACTAACAGTCCATGGCACTATGAATCTTGATTTTGATTTAGTTGCCATACCTTGGACAGATCAGGCAATTGAGCCGGAAGATTTAATCGAGTTAATAGCTGATCGCTGTAATTTGCTAACCGATCAAGAGTTCGGCACAGGGATTTATCAGAAGGCTCCAGAAATTAAGCCGCATGGTCGATTGGCTTGGTTAATTATAATTGGTAGTGGTGCTGCTTTGGATATTAGTGTGATGCCTAAGCTAAGTAATTGAAAATATTATCGTACGAAGTTTTAGGAGTAGGAAATGCAAAAAGCCGTGTTTCCTATCCAGAGTCATGCAGACATCACCAAAGCCATTAACTATATGCATACCAATTACACTCAGGCGATTAATGAGGGTAAGCCTTTAAGGGTGGTGATTGATCAGAAACAGGATGATAGATCAACTGCGCAGAATCGTTTGTACTGGATGTGGTTGGGTCAAATCGAAAAGAAGAATGGCACCCATAAAGACCAGCTGCATTACGAATTTAAGAAGCGCTTTCTGATTTATATCTACCGTCGTGATGATCAGGAGTTTGCTGAGACCTGTAATGCGATTGCAATGCTCAAGCAGAATGAATGTGAAGAATACCGGGTGATTGCAGAGCAAGTAATCAGACTTTGCAGTACTACAAAATTAAGCGTTAAGTAGATGACCGAGTATTTGAATTACGTGCATGACTTTACTGTGACTCAGTTGGGTGTGTATTTAACTGTGCCGGATGATTTGAAGTGGTGTTGTGTAGAATAGATATTTCAAATTTCAAAAAGCCCATCAGGTAGATAGGCTTTTCTTACTAATCAAAAGATTGAGCGATGATTTACTTTTTATCTGTATTTTCTTTTTGATCATCTTGCTCTTTAGTGGAGGTTGTATCATTTTGATTGGGTTTATCTTGTGTAGGCTTCTGTGTATGGTTTTCTGATTTAGGCTTGTTTTCAGTAGCATTATTTGAAAATTGATTGAAAGAAGCTTTTTGAGCGGTATTTGTATTAACTAACATAGTTTTCTCAATTTTTGTTGCCGAAGATTCGACCTATTCAGAGTGACATACTAGTAGCACTTACAATGGGATGATTTGGAGGCGTAAGTGTAGATATATGTAGGATTTAAATGTTTATATCTTATTTATATTTCAAAGGTTTTTATAATAAACCGGTCGCCAGATTGATCTGTATCACTATTTAAATAGTCAAGGTATTTAATTTATATCTTCTCGATACATTGCTGATACAAGGGGTGTATATGGACGAAAAAGAATATTTCTGGAAAACCAAGAAGCGTCCAATCAAAACCAAACCCCGCAATAAGCCACTACCGAAAGCCAAAGAAAAATACTTAGAAGCAGAAGAAACCCTATTTCAAGAATTAGAAGAACATGCCATTGGTTATCGTCGAAAGTTTCAATTTGAATCAACCAAAAATTGGCGCTTTGATTTTTATATTGTGAAGTTGAACCTTCTTATAGAAATTGCGGGCAGTCCATGGGCGGTTGGTCGCGGCGGAAGAAAGATAGCGAATTCATTTAATAAGTATGATCTTGCTGAAGATCAAGGTTATATATTTGTGCGTCTTGAACCCCATCAAATTGAATCGGGTTATGCAATTAACTGGATTCGAAGTCAGTTAGAGAGATTAGAAGATGGAACAGTTCAGACCATTCCCACCGACGGATCTGATTGATCAGGCGGATGAAGAGGAAGCTATTCGATTGGCACCGGCACCAGAGCTTAAAGAATGGGTCATTACAAATTGGCTTACTTTAGGTGGTGAGTTACATAACCCGGATCATGATCATATTGCTGAATTACTGCATGAAAATGAAGAGTTCCTTGCATTCGCCTGGGCTTCATCTGCCGCCGTAGCGAAAAAACGTATGGTGTTAGGCCAATGTGAAAAGGTCATGTTTAACGTAGGTGGCTGGAAGAAAGCACGACAGGAACAGCAGATGCGGGACTGGTTTGGCTATGTACCTCAATACCTGATTACGGTTGATGCAGCATTCTGTGAACAGGCTTCGGATCGTGAATTCTGTCGACTGATTGAACATGAGCTATATCACATCGGAGTTGAACGGGATGAAGATGGGGAAATCATTTATAGCGATATGACCGGACTGCCTAAGCATTACCTGGCTGGCCATGATGTTGAAGTGTTCTTTGGTGAAACAAAACGATGGGGTGCTGATGAGTCTGTTAAAAGACTTCTAGAAATTGCCAAGAATGCGCCGTTTGTATCTGAAACGAATATTGCAGCATGTTGTGGGAACTGTGTGATTGGTTAAATTTTTTTGCCTGTCTTGTACGACGTAGAACGACAAAGAGGTGTTTATGGCAGCATTAAAAGAGCCTGTAAAAATGTTTATAGTTCAGTCTCTTGCTTGCTTTGAAACCCCTCAACAAGTAGCAGACGCGGTAGAAGAAATATATAAGATCAAGATTGATCGAAAACAATGTCACAGTTATGACCCGACAAAATATGCAGGTCGTAATCTCAGTAAAAAATTAAAGGATTTATTTGAGCAAACTCGCAAAGAGTTTCGTGAAAATATTGATGATATTGCGATTGCTAACAAGGCGTTTCGTTTACGTGAGCTTCAGAAGATGTATGAGGATTCTGGAAAAAATAAACGGGCAAAACAAAATCTGCTGAAACAGGCATTCCAAGAAACAGATGGCCGTGTGACAAAGCAGGAAATCACTGGTCCAGACGGCGGGCCAATTCAACAAGAAACCAAATCAACGCATCAATTCACACCAGATGAGCTTAACGGACTATCCGCTCAAGAGCTTTCGCGTTTAGCAATTAATGGCAAGTTATGACTTATGCAATCGAAGATATAGCGCCACTAATTAAAGAGTGGACGATCAATACACGTCTGCCTGAAATCATTGAAGAAATGAAACGGCGTTATTACTACCGGATGCTGATAGAGCAAAATGAACTAAGTCGAGAAGCTGAAATCTACAGATGTAAGAATGATCCGGCTCACTGGTTTAATCACTGGGTATGGACTTATGATCCACGGGGCATGCCTTTTGGATTGCCGGCGAATATTCCTTTTGTTTTGCGTCCGGGTCAGGTTGAACTCGTAGATTGGCTGATTGAACGTGAAAGTACCCAGACCCATGGCTTAATTGAAAAAAGTCGTGATGAAGGGATGAGCTATGTAGTCCTGGGCTTTTATTTGCACCGGTGGTTATTCGTTGAAGGTTTCGCTGGTGGCGTCGGTAGCCGTAAAGAAGATCTGGTTGATAAGAAAGGCGATCCAAAAACGCTACTGCACAAATTCAGAGATATGTTTTCCAAGTTGCCAGACTGGATGAAGCCTAAAGGCTTTGTTGAGAAAGTGCATGACAACTACATGCGAATCATTAACCCGGACAACGGCGCAACCGTCACTGGTGAAGCTGGTGACAACATTGGCCGTGGTGGTCGTACCACAATGTACTTTCTGGATGAATGGGCATTTGTAGAGAGACAAGAAGCTGTAGACGCCGCAATTTCTCAAAACACCAACGTGCATATCAAGGGATCAACTCCAAACGGTATTGGAGACAAATTTCACCAGGATCGTTTTAGTGGTCGTTACGCCGTTTTTACGATGGCATGGCGTGATAACCCAGATAAGAACTGGCAGGTCGAATTTAATGGCAAAGTAATTTATCCCTGGTATGAAAAACAATTGGCCACACTAGACGATATCGTTTTGGCTCAAGAAGTTGATATTGATTATGCCGCATCGGTGGAAGGTGTATTAATTCCATCAGCATGGGTGCAAGCTGCAGTCGATGCTCATCTTAATTTGAATATCCAGCCGTCAGGCGAACGTATGGGTGCACTTGATGTAGCGGATGAGGGTAAGGATAAAAACTCTTTTGCTGCACGTCATGGCATCGTACTGCAGTATTTGGATACCTGGTCTGGTGTTGGTGATGACATTTTTGGCACGACTCAGAAAGCTATTGATGCTTGTCTTGATCTACGTTTGAACTCGTTTTATTACGATGCCGATGGTCTTGGTGCTGGTGTACGTGGTGATGCCCGAGTCATTAATGAGCAAAACAGATCCAAAGGTATTCCGGAGATTGAAGCAAATCCATTCCGTGGCTCAGGCGCTGTACACAACCCTGAGCAGGAAATGGTGGAGGCGCGTAAAAACGTAGACTTCTTTGCCAATCTTAAAGCTCAGATGTGGTGGTCATTGCGTATCAGATTCCAGAATACTTATCGAGCCTTACAGGGTATGCAATATGACCCAGACAATCTTATTTCGCTCTCTACCAAAGACATAAACAAGCAGGAGCTTGAACAGCTCAAGCGAGAGCTTTCACAGCCTACTTATACTAAGAATGGTGCAGGCAAAATCCTAGTCAATAAGCAACCAGACGGGGCTTTATCTCCAAACCGAGCAGACGGCGTCATGATTTGCTTTAGTGATATCCGTGAGCGAAAACGGAAAAAACCTGCAGGTGCAGGTACTCGAACCTATTGAGAAGGAAAAAACATGGCAAAGTCTAAAAAGGACAAAGCGTCAAAGAAGGCTTTGTCTTACGGCAATTTATACACTCAAGAAGCAGTCACTCAGTTTCTGGTGAACTTTGGCAAGCAACCAGATACCGATGAAGTGCTGCGCAAAGCTGGAATTACACGCCACAGATTGCGTGTACTGCTTGATGATGACGAGATTGCACAAGTAGTTGAAACACGGATTGATGCACTTTTAGCAACGCCATTGCGAATTGAACCAAATGATACGGATGAAGCGGAAAAGCTGAATCTCATCCTGAAAGAATGGTTCCATGAAATTGCGACTGCTGCCATGAGTGCACTGTTCTTCGGGTACTCGGTTCAGGAAGCTGTATATGAGCTAAAGTCGGAAGGTTATATTGGTTTGCAATGGATTGGTGAAAAACCGATGCAATGGTTTGAGCCTAAGAATGATGGTCGGCTAATCTATCGTCAGGATGGAAACAATGCAGAGCATGAGGTAGATCAAGCATTCAAATTCTTCTTAACACGCCGTAAAGCCACATACGAACAGCCATATGGTAAAGCGCTATTAGCCACGCTGTATTGGTTATTCTTCTTTAAGCAGAATGGCTTCAAATTCTGGGCGAAATTCCTCGAACGTTTTGGAACACCAATCTTACTGGGTAAGTGCAAAGATACTGAAACTGATGATATGAGCAAAGCCTTGTTAACTGCTCATGCTCAAAGCGTATTGTCGATTGATGCAGATGATGATGTTCAGATTCTTTCCGCACCAGGAACAAACGGTTCAGCAGGGGCAGCGTTTGAGGCATTTAATAATCAGCTGATTCGTCAGATCCAGAAAGTTGTACTAGGGCAGACACTTACCAGCGGGACTGATGGGAAGGGAAGCTACAGTCTTGGTCAAGTGCATGAAAATGTACGAATGGATAAGCTTAAATCTGATATTAGGCTTGTCACACCAACTTTACAGGCTGTGGTCAATGCTCTATGCGCTTTAAACGGTTGGGGGGATTATGAAGTGATGCTTGGTGAGAAACCAAAACCACTGAATAAGGACCAAGCAGAGCGTGATGTCCATTTAAAGAATGCGGGTGCAAATCTGTCTAAAGAATATTTTGTTCGCGAGTATGGTCTACAGGAAGGGGATTTGAATGAGCAGGTTCCTACCAGCTTCAATCAATTCTCTGCATTACCTCGCCAAGCATTCAACTTTAAAGCATCAGCCAATAAGCTCTCGCCAGAACAGCAGGAAGTTGAAGAACTGACTGATGGTCAAGATGAATTGCAGTTACTGAAACCGGATAAGGTCAAGGAATTGGTATTCAAGTCTGATAGCCCTGAAAGTCTGGCTTATAACCTGATGCAATTAATACCTGGTGCAACACAAACTCAGTTCACAGCCAATTTAGATCAAGCTTTGTATGCTGCGGATGTGTTGGGGTATGTGACAGCTCAGAATGGGAAGTAAACCATGCAACCAGTCACATTCCTTGAGGCGCTTCGGTACGCTCACAATAAAAAGATCGTGCTGCCTGATGAGTTCTATTCGATGGATCTAAAGACTCGGCAGATGGCTACTACGGTTAGCTTTCTATCGAGGCTTGAGCAGATTGAGACGGTCATTAAGGCAGTCAATAAATCTATTGCCGATGGCGGTACCTTTAAAGATTTTCAGAAGCTGATTGAAGAGTCTGAAATCATTCTGCCAAAGCATTACCTGGACAATGTATTTCGTACCAATATCCAAAGTGCGTACGGTCACGGGCGGTGGCAACAGCAACAAAGAAACAAAGCTAAACGACCATATCTGATGTATTCGGCGATCAATGATAGCCGGGTACGTCCTAGTCATTTGGCTCTGAACCGGATTGTTCGGCACATAGATGATCCATTCTGGCTGACACATTACCCGCCCTTGGGCTTTCGTTGTCGTTGCACCGTGATTGCCTTAACCGAGAAGCAGGCATTGAAATACGGGATTACACCTGAAGATCAATTGCCGGAAGTTGCTGAGGCATTGGATTGGAGTTCTCATCCGCTGCAGTTTGGTGAACTTGAAACACTGGTGGATAAAAAGATCAGTACTTCAAGTCTGGATAAAGAATATCTACTCGAACAGAAAGAAGTCATCAGGGCAGAATGGACGGCGAGTAAAAAGCTCACTAGTCTGTTTGCTCCTATAGATGATAAAACTCGGGACCTGTTCGACACGGTGGCCAATACAGTTATTCCACTTGATCCGCGCATTAGACCGAGTGCAATCCGCACCTTCCTGGATTATGTGCAGGGGAATGATTCAGCGCTGACCAGCTATTTAAACTCAGCTACAAGCTCTCTGGCTGATGATGTGCTTAAGCGCTGGCTGAGTACCGACATGGCAGCAATTCAAGCTGTGGCGAGCAATGCGGCTTCAACCGTAGTAGGTGCTGCAACTCTTAATCAAGTAGCGGCTTATCAGGTAGGGCAAACAGTTCAATTGAATGCGCCGTTGCTGATGGCTGATACAGCTTCAGATATCGTGATTAAGATTGAGAATGCTAAAGGGTTGGGTATCGATCTGGATATGTTGAATGCCGGTAATGGTGTTTTATTTCCAATTGGACTGTCGTTTGAGGTTATTTCGATTGAAGCGGTTGAAGGGCAGATGGTTTATACACTCAAGCCTTTGTTGAATTAGTTTTTAAAATGAATATGACCGCCTTCTGGGCGGTTTTTTATGGAGCATGAAAAATGCCAGATCCAAATGAAGAGCGGCTGAAGTATTTATTTAATGCCTCTGCGATTGAGGTACCCAAAGCCGAGGAAGGGCAGAAACGGAAATTTAAAGGCACTGCTTATGCCGGTGGCCGAGTAGACGGACACTGGTATTGGGGGCGCTCCGGTGTGGTCTTTGATCTTGATGGAATTGAGATTGATAAGCCGACAGCCTTACTTGAAGAACACTTCGGCTCAAGTCGAATTGGTGTTGTTCAAACCGTAGATACCAACGGGAAGATTGATGTATCTGGTGATTTCCTTACGAATGCCAAAGCACAGGAAATTGTTCAGGATTCTGATGATGGTTTTCCATTCCAAATGTCGATGATGATTGATCCTGGATCTATTGAGGAAGTCTCACAGGGCAAAACTGTCATTGTGAACGGTCAATCATTTGAAGGCCCGATCACCATCTTCCGTCAAAACCGTATTCGTGAATTTACGATTTGCTCAACAGGTGCTGATCGCAATACATCAATCAAAGCCTTTTCGGGCAAAGCTAATCCAAACCCAACCAAAGAGGACACAGACGTGACCGAATTAGAACAGGCACAAGCCGCACAAAAGCAGGCTGAAACTGAGCGCGACAATGCACTGGCTGAACTTAAGCAATTCAAAGCGCAAAAACGTGCTGATGAAATTGCAGCTTTAGAAACTGAGCTGAAAACACAGTTCAGTGCTGAAGATAAAACAGCTTATACCAATATGGATGATTCTGTTTTTACCTTCGCGGCTAAGCAGCTTCGTCAATTCTCAGCAGGCCATACACAGCCACCAGCTGGCCAACAACCACAACAAGCACCAAGTGTGAATCCGGCATTTGCGCATTTGTTTAATCACCAGGCGAACGGTGGTCAGGGTGGTCAAGCTCCACAAGGTTCGGCTCTGGATCAGGCATTCAATCAATTTATGGCAGCGCAGCAACAAGGAGCTAAATCATGAGCCAAGTATTAACAGGCGCTATTGAGAATAAACAGCTGGTGGTTGGCGATGGTGTTCGTACCGAGAATGCCTAAGTAAAAACAGCAACGGCGTACAAGCGCGGGGATCTGCTAATTGTTGGTGCCAATAATGTGGCTGATCATCCTGCAGTTACCACGGGTGTGGTGGGTGACTGGAATGCTATTGCTGTATCAGATTTCACAGCAGAGCAAGCTACTTACCATGCTGCAAATAATCTTGAAATGCCGCTCTATGTACAGGGTGCATTTGATATTGCAGTAGTAACAGTGAATGGAACGCCGCTGACCACCGCTCAATATGATGCTGTACGCGCACAAGCATTAAAAAACAAAATCGAACTTCGTAAAGTTGTGGGGAACTAAGACATGAGTCAAACTTTTACATTTCAAAATGCACCGGTTGAATTGCTGGATGTGCCACAACTTGTATTGTTAACAGATACCACTCAAAAAGTTGATACCTGGTTGATGGATCGCTTCTTTCCACAACGTGTTTCATACACTAAAAAAGAAGTACCAGTTGGTGAGTTAAATACAGCGACTCCACTTGCGCCGTTTGTTACCCCAACTGCAGCAGGTCGTCAAATTAAAGTGGGTGAATCTGGCAACGTGAAATTCGTTAAGCCGGCTTATCTGAAACCAATGATGACGGTGATGCCAAGTGAAGTGCAGAACACTGCTCTTATCGCACGCTTACGTCAGTTTGGTGTGATTGCCACCGGTTCAAATCGTTTGTCTGATGCGGATCTATTGCTGATTGATCAGGCTCAAAAGGCTTTATATCTTCGTCAGTCAATTGAAAACCGAAAGCTATTAATTGCGCGTGATGTGCTTCTCTACGGTAAAACTACTTTTGCTTCTGCAGACTTCCCGATGTACGAAGTGGACTATGAGCGTAATCCAGCTTGTAACTACGCACCATTAATTAAATGGGGACAGGTTGGTGCTACTCCAGTGAAAGATATTCAAGCCATGATTGACTTGTCTATCGAGCACTCAGGTACATCACCTATCATGGCCTTGACCACATCTAAGGTATATAACACCTTAATCAAGGATCCAGAGTTCAAGGAGAAGTTCATTGCGCCGTATGCTGGTATCAGTGTTCCATTAACTCCGACTTTCGATCAAGCTGATAAGCCCCAATTCCGTGGCACAGTGGATAACATTGAAATCTGGACTTATGACGTGAGTCACAATATGGGCGGCTCCTCTGATCGCTTTATTCCTGAAGACTTTTTTGGTCTTGTTTCGGATGCTAATGGATGGATTGCACATTGTGCATTGCAAAATGTTGAAGCATTTGGCCAAGCTCTGGAATTCTATTTGGGTCAATGGCAAGAAAAGAACCCTTCAAGCATTCAATTGCTTGCTGAATCTTCTCCACTTGCTGTTCCGAATAACAAAAATGGTTTAGTCGGCGGTCGCGGATTCGTTTAAGGAGTAATACATGTCGAAGTACATTGCAAAACAATCGATCGGACATTTTCGTCCGGGTCAGGAAATCAAAGGGCTTGAAGCTAAACAACTTCAGGCCCTTTTAGCATCTGGGGCTATTGAAGAATATCAAGAGCCGGAAGAACCTAAGGCAGATGGCACGGCCGCACGCTTGGCTGAACTTGAAAAGGACAATGCTGAGCTGACAGCAGCAAATAAAACCTTAACTGAAGCCAATCAGGCAGCAGTTGCGGACAAGGCCAAGGCTGATCAAGAAGTTGCTGAGCTAAAGGCAAAAGTGGCTGAACTTGAAAAGGCGAAACCTGCTGCAAAACCTAAAGCAGACCCAAAGTCTGCTGATGAAACCAAATAGGTGATCTATGTATGCGACTGAATCAGATTTGGTCGCACGATTTGGTGATGAGATTGGAAATCTAAAAACGATGCTTCCTTCTCAGTCCTCAGTAACTGATGCGATTCAAGATGCGACAGAGGAAATTAACGGCCATATTGGTGGTCGTTATCCTTTGCCGCTTCCCAATGTGCCCAGTAATTTAAAGCGTATGGCGTGTGACATTGCACGCTATCGTCTTTACTTCCAGCAACCCACCGATGAGGTGCGACAGCGTTATGAAGACGCAATTGCATTCTTAAAGCGTGTGGCTGATAACAAAGCACATTTGCAGATTCAGTTACCTGAAACAAACCAGATCGTGGATGACCAACCTAAAGGACGACCTTCAACGGCGCCAGTCGGTACTTCATATACCGGTGGTGTATTTGGAGATTCTGTCCTGGACCAGATGCCCAGCTTGAAGTGAGGTGCTTATGGCTTTTGCAATAACCATTCAGGCAGATAGTTCACCTATTGAAGCGGTGCTGAGTCAATTAGGTGACTTTGATTCACTCAAGAGCCAGTTGTTTGATGAGATTGGTGCTGGGCTGGTCAACAGTACTCAGCATCGGTTTCTAACTGGTACCGGTGTAGATGGTAATCCGTGGAAGATTTCATGGCGTGCACGTATGCAGGGTGGCGAGACGCTGCGCGATACTGGCCGCCTAATGAATTCCTACACACACAATGTACTTTCAAGTGGTGTGGAAGTGGGTACAGATGTTGCGTACGCGCCACATCTTCATTACGGCGCAACAATTCTACCTAAGAATGGCCAATACATCACTTTTGCAGTGGGTGGCCAATATCGGAAAGTTAAGCAGTCGATTCTACCGCCTCGAACTCAACTCGGTCTTGATGCGGAAGATGAAGTCATGGTTTTGGATATTGTTGGGAGTTTTATAGATGAGCACCTTCTTCGCGGTACGTGATGAGATTGCAGAAAAGCTGAAAGAAATTCCTGAATTTCTAAAGATCTATACGCCGTTGAATTCAGTCAGCGTAACAGAGATGTCACAAGTCACGCCATCTGCACATGTCAATTTTGTTCGTATCGACAAGAAAGCCAGTGCGGGTCGTGGAAGTATCAATCAGATCGGTCAGCAATGGGCGGTTACGGTTGCATACCGCAATGCTCAATCTCAGATGACTGATGGACGTGCTGTAAGTGATGAAGCCGGGCTTTTGACTGAAAAAGTTATTCAACTTCTGTCAGGCTGGCAGCCTCAAGCATCGCGTACTGCACTAGATTTCATATCAGTTCGAGATGGGTATAGTCCAGGCTTTGCATACATCACTATTATTTTTGAATCACAGAAATTTATTTAGGAGCCAGTCATGGCAAAACAATACAAGGCAACTCAGCCTGTCGGTCGCTTTAAAAAAGGTGATGTAGTCGGCGGGCTGGATGATGCTCAAATTAAAAAATTACTGGCAGATGGTGTGATTCAGGAAGTACCTGAAGCTAAAGCCGCTGCTCCAGCCAAGAAAACCACAGGGGATGAAAAGTAATGGCTAAATCAGATTTAATCTCGCTTCAAGGCGAGCTTCATTTGGCGAAGATGGTTAATAGTGTGCCATCTGCCTTATTGCCCGTTGGTAATACACCGGAATTGCAGATCGCAATCTCTAGTGAATCCACTGATCACTATGAAAGTAAAACCGGCCTCCGTGCTAAGGATGCGGTACTACGCAAACAAACTGCAGTGGCTATCTCTGGTACGCTTGAAGAAGTAACAAAGCAAAACTTAGCAATGGTCCTAAGTGGCAAATCAATCGAAATCCCTGAAACTCAGCTGACTGATATTACTCTGGGTGCTGTAGAAGCTGGCGCCATGATTGACTTAGGACATCGTAATTTAAGTGAAGTGGATTTTAAAGACAGCTCGGATGTTGCCATCACTTCAGATAAATATGTACTGGATGCTGTTTACGGCACAGTCATTTTTAATGAAGCTATTGTTGGTTCAGTTAAGTTTTCTGCCAAAGCCGGTGCTAAGACACGTACTACAATTGCAACTAACCTAGGTAATGAATATCGCTTGCTGTTTAAAGGCATTGATACTGTTACAGGCGATAAGGTGATCTTAACTTTATGGCGCGTCGAATTTTCGCCAGATACCGAGTTTGATCTAATTCATGAGGACTTCGGATCTTATTCAATTGAAGGTGAAGCACTGGCAGATATCTCTAAAGCTAATGATGAAGAGCTAAGTGTATTTGGTCATATTGAGCGTTTTAGCGTAGCTGCATAAACCCATAAACCATACAGGCACAAAGAACTCCACGGCGCTATGCGTCTTTTTTTGTGCCTGCCTTATAGTAATAAGTCTTAAAACATTTAAGATGAAATTTAATAAATAGTAAAAAATAAAGATTATGTAATCTTTTGTTATTCTAATTTTCATCTGATGGGGATATAAAAGATATTCAGTTCATGTTAAGAATAAAACTGCTATGACTAAAATAGAAATATTTGTCTCCATCCTAGCCGTAATAATTATTTCTACTTTTATTTATCTTGTATGTCAGTAAGTTAGTAAGCTAAGAACCGCCTTTGGGGCGGTTTTTTGATAAGTGGAAGTTTCACCTGGCTATATAGGGTCAATTTTAAAAAGACTTAAAATAGTAAAACATAACTTTACAAATCCACTCTCCCGAGGCTTTAAATAAGATTGAAAATTAATGTAAAGTGTCGCCCTTAATACATGGGGATATTATGAAAAATTTAAGCTTATTCTTTTTTATTGTGATTTTAGCTGGGTGTGGACACAAGGAATCTAGTGGTCAGCATCTTGATTTAGAAACAAGCAAAAAGGAACAGCTTGAATTTGCAAAAGAAGCTACAAAAGAATTCATTCCCAATCCTGATTCAGCTAAGTTCCGCAATCAAATAGGAGAGTGTGGAGAGGTAAGCTATAAAGAAGCAGACGGTAAAGATATTGGTTTTCAACGTTTCATTGTGCTTCAGAAAAATATAGTGCTTGTAGAAAATCAGACGGATCAAAAGCAATTTGAGTTGTCATGGAAGAGTGCTTGTACGCCAAGCTGGAATTAATTAAAAAGCCCTTTAATTAAGGGCTTTCTTTTATTCACCAGATGATTCAGATTTTTGATCTTTTTCATTTCCATACTCTAAAGCAACCTGTTGCGCTTCAGCTGCAGCAGTGGCTTCTATTGGAATCGAGTCAGCTGCGATAGCAACGGTACCGGTAAATCCCATTAAAGCTAAGATTAGAATTTTCGAATACTTTTTCATTTGAATTTCCTCTACGTTTCTAAGACTTAATTTCAGTGTAGAGAATGATTTAAATCGTGGATGTAGCAGCTATGTCGGGATATGTAAGATATTCAAGGCTAGAGTTAGAAGGATCTAGTTTTGCGTAAGAATGCTTTTCTGATGAAATTATTTTGTAGATTTGATTAACGAAATGTTAGTAATTTTCACAACATAGACGAGTACTAGACTAAATCTTTAATAGAAAGCACCTTCGGGTGCTTTTTTAATGTCTAAAATTTATCTCAGAGACCCATCATGAACGATTTTTTCTTAGCAACAAATCGCAGCATCAAAGTGAATGACATCGAAGTGCGCCAGATCCAGATAAAAGACTTTGACACCTGGGCAATGCATGCTGAGGTATTGAAGAACTTCATCAAAGACCAAAATTATTCAGATGAGATTTTGACAGGGCTGTTTAAAGCTCATGGTGTGCAAGTCATTTCGACCTTGGCATGCGTCACTGATCTGGATAATGAATCACTGGTGGAACTTGCTACTGATGAACAGGGATTTAAAGATCTACTTAAAGCGGTGCTTCTGGTCAATCAGGCTTACTTCAAATACGAAAAACCAAAACGTGGGATCAAAAAGAAAGATGACTCTACCTGGTTTGATTCATTCCAGTTTCTGGTATCAATGGGCCATCAGCATAGTGAAATCATGGAAATGACTTACGGTGCATTTCAGAACTACGTTAATGCAGCAAATAAGCTGTATAAGCAGGGAATCTTTAATAACGCCGTTGCAGCGCGTGTGGCACAATCTGATAAGAAAGGTTTTGAGTCATTTAAGAAAGAAATGGTTTCTGATTGATCGACTATCTTCCTAAAGTTATGATGTAAAGATAATAATTTAGGGATAGGGAAAATGGCTAAAGTGGAATGTCTTGTTTGTGGGCGTGTAGGCTCTGCAAAAACTAAAGGTAGTTTTCTTATAACTATCGTTTTGCTTTTTATTGGCTTGCTTCCAGGGATAATATATGAAATCTGGCGTAGATCAGGCGGTAAAGTCTGTGGTTCTTGCGGCAGTCAAAATATAAGACTTTATTCACCTTTGCCTAAACAAATACAGCAACCAATCCAACAAGAAACACAGCCAGAAGTTTTTAAAATACCAAGCAAAACTAAATTAGTCGCAAATGATATATTTTCAAATAATGCAGGTAATTTTGTAAAATTGGACGAAAATGGAGTTGAGCAAAAGAATTGCCCCGATTGTCGCGAACTAATTAGATTTGATGCGAGAAAATGTAAGCACTGCGGCTCAATCTTAGAGAAAACATCTTAAACACTTATATTTATACCCAGTGTTATACCCGCTTCGGCGGGTTTTTTATTGCCTAAAATTTAGAGGTCAGCATGTCTGGTAAAAATTTAACATTCAAATTAATCATGGATGCCGACACTAAAGGTTTTGTTGGCAATATTAGACAGTCAGAAGATACAGTTAAATCAGTATTCAACACAATTAAGCAAGAATCTGAACGCTTAAAACAGGCAACTGCCGATGCTTCGAAAGAAATGGGAAATATTATCCCTAAAGGCACGACAGAGCTTGCTGACAAGCTTTCCCAGTCTCTAAATGCTGCTACTGGAATCATCAAAGATGCTGGGGAAAATGCAAAATCCACAGCAGGAAACTTTACAGATTTTGGTAATAAGGCTGAAAAAGCATTAGGCCAACTTAAGAGTGATTTAGTTCAAGCCAAACAAAACCTTGAAGCATTTTCTAAAACCAGTGCTTCACCTGCAGATATTGAAAAAGCACAGGTTCAGGTTGATCAGTTAGAAAAAGAAGTACAGCAGACTGATCAGGCATTTAATAATTTTCAAGCTGAAGTAGGTAAAGCCAACAACAGCTTAAGAGAAACAGACACAGCAGCTCAGACGGCGCAAAAAGGTATTGATGGCGCTAAATTTGCTGTTAACACACTTGTGGGCGCATTAACTGCTCTTGGCATAGGTTTAGGTATTCGTGAGCTTGCAGAAGCTGCCGACTCATACACTAACCTCTCTGTTCGTATTCAGATTGCTACCCGTGAAGGTGGTAATTTTAATTCTGCAATGGCTGGAGTTCATCAGGTAGCACTTGCCACAAATTCTAGTTTACAGGCAACAGGTGATTTATTTACCCGACTGAATACAGTCGGCAAAGAAATGGGGATGACGCAACAACAAGCGCTAGACCTGACTAAAACAGTTACCCAAGCCATTCAGATCGGTGGTGGTTCAGCTCAGGCCAGTGAAGCGGCTGTACAGCAATTCATCCAAGCCATGCAGGGCGGTGTTCTTCGTGGTGAAGAATTCAACTCTATGATGGAAAATGGTTACGGTCTTGCTGAGGCTCTAGCTAAAGGGTTGGGAGTCACGACTGGTGAACTCCGCAAGATGGCGGAAAATGGTGAGCTTTCAGCAGAGCGTGTTATTAAAGCTTTGCAAAGTCAGGCTACCCAGATCCAAGAAACCTACAACCAGTTTCCAACTACTATCAGCAATGCACTGCAGAAGATTTCTACACAATGGCAGATTCTGATTGGTGAGATGGATCAGGCCAATGGCTCAAGTGCAACGGTAGCTAATGCACTATCAATCATTGCTGATAATCTTGGAATCCTCAAAGTATTCTTTGATGATGTTGCTGAAGGTATTGGGTGGTTCCAGGGTAAACTATCTGAGATTGATCCATCTACAATTGAAGCAATCCGAAGCACGTTATCGGCTGTATACGACACAATTAAAACTGTCATATCCAGTATGGCGGGGATTGCTGAAACAGCATGGAGTGCCTTTACATCTACTTTAGATGCAGTAGCCCCGTTATTTAACGCAATTATGGGTGGTAAAGAAGAAGTTAGTGGTTTAACCACTCTATTCAATGTTTTTAAAGTTGCATTGGGGGTGGTATCTGACGCTGCAACTGGCCTAAACATTGCTCTTAAGTTACTCCTTGCGGGTATTCAGTTTATTTCAGGAGGTATTTATGCACTTAGTGCCGCCGTCCTGGATTTCTTAGGGTTCGATGATCTTGCTGCACAGGCTCAGAATGCGTCTGATGCTCTGTTTAGACAGGCCGAAAAGAATGGAAGAGAAGCCAATAGACTTGCGCTTGAAAGCAAATCTGCGACAAGAGAAGCAATTCGAGAGATTCGTCAGACTGAAGATGAGGCAAATAAAGAACGGGTTGCTGAGAGCCAAAAAACTCTTAATGAATTAAAGCTTCAAGAGGAAAAGCATAAGGCTGACTACAAGGCTATTAGTGATGAGCGTGTTCAGCTAGAGCAGCAGCTCTATGAAGCACGCAAAACTGGTAATCAGGCTGCAATTGATCAGGCTGTAAAAGGTCTTGCTGACTTAGATACTAAGGAAAAAGCGTATCAGGCTGAAAGCCAGAAAATCACTGAGGCTAAGATTAAAGGTGCACAAGATTGGGTAAATGCTCAACTTGCAGCAGCAGATGGTACTCAAAAAGCAGCGGATGCAGCCACCCAAAAAACCCTACAAACTACTCTTGCGGCTCAAGGTTTAAAAATTGAGTTTGATAGTACTGGCAAAGCAATTGTCAAAGCCATGGATGACGGTGCTAAGGCCACAGAGGGTACGGCAAACGCAGCTGATAAAGCACGAAAAGCTGCAACCGCTTTAGGTCTGGATCTGGATGTTTCCTTAAATCGTGTCTCTGAAAAGTTTGCAGAAAATGGCAAAAATGTTAATAAATTTGCAGCAGGCCTTGATGATCTTGGTGTTAAGGGAAAGCAGGCTGGGCAGGTTACCTATGAAGCTTGGTTGACATGGCTGGAAACCGCCAAAAGCCAAGCTGAAATTAATATGGCCAAAGCAAAACTTCAGGAGTTCGGGGACCAGGGCAAAGTTTCAACAAGTCAGGTAGAGCAAGGCCTCATTGCTATCAAGTTGCAGGCTCAAGGACTACCGGATGATATTGACCCGGTAACCGAAGCTTTCAAGCGTCTAGGCATTCAGACCAAAGAGCAGCTCAAGCTTTCCGCTCAACAAGCTTTGATGGATTACATCACAATCCGGGATAGCGGCAAGGCTACAGCTGAAGGTATCCAGAAAGCTTACGAAAAAGCCGCTCAGTCTGCCGCTGCATCTGGTGATGCTGGCGTTATTGCTGCAACCAATGCTGCAAATGCTGGGCGTAATCTTGAAATTCAAATTGATGACACAGGCGTTGCTGCCGTCAAATCCATGGATGAGTGGGAAAAATCTAATCACCGCGTCAGAGATTCTGCACGCGGTATTGGCGATGGGTATCGTCATGCTGGTCGAATCGCAAGAGAGGAGGCCAAAACTTCCACTGAAGCTTGGGCTGATGCAGTCAATAAGGCCAAAGGTGATTTCAATAAAGAGATGAAACGCCAGGGCGAGGCATTGAGCAAGGGGATCTATGGATATGACTCCTATACCAAGGACGATGTCTTATCTCAACTCAAGAGCAAAGGCTACAGCGATAAGGAAGCACAAAAGCTTGCCGGCACCATCTGGTCTAAGGCTTTGGAAGCAGATCGTGATGCTAAAGCTCAAGGACTGGGTAAGGATGGCAACCCTGCAATGAAAGCATTAATCAATGCTGAATTTGATCAGGCGGCTGCAAAAGGCATTACCACTCAACACGGAACCAACAAGATTAATGAATTGCTTCGCTCTATTAACGTGGTTTCTACTGGTTCCAGTAACTTGAGTGACTACGCGCCGTCTATTCCTTCCGTACCATCAACTAAAGAGTATGGCAAGGGTGGTGATAGTGTGAATTACAACATTCAATTCGGAGGTCAAACCCTATCCCTTACAGGCGATGCAAGCCAAAAGGATGTGATGACCAGCCTCGTAAACCAGTTAAAAGGTATAGCGAAATCCACATGAAACTTATCCGCTTAGCAACATCCGAAACCGTCCCATTAGAGGACGGTTTTTTATGGCCTGAAGAATTCTCGTGGAAGGCCATTGAGCAGAATCAAGCCTATGCCATGGATGGCACTTTGCATATTCAGGAAGGCAAAAAGAAGTCGGGCCGGCCAATTACCTTGCAACCCGCAGATCCGCAAATGGGCTGGATCAAGTTACGTGAACTACGGACTGTTTTGGAATGGTCCAAGCTGCAGAATGAAAATTTCAGACTGCAGTTTGAGCAACCACATGATAGCCGGCAATTCACCGTCAAATTTAACCACCAGGATGGGGCTTTAGAGGCCGCACCGGTAAAAGGAATTCCAGCGGTATCACTGGATGATTATTTTAATGTGACCTTGCGCTTTACGGAGTTAGACGATGGCGATTGAAACCAAGGATTTAGTAATCTACAAGTCTGAACGCTTGACGGACAACTCTGATGGCGGTGGCAAATACTCTGGTGTTGTGGTTCAGGATGGCATCAGTAATAACCTGTTCAATGACGTGTCGGAAATGGATCGCACCATGGGCGATGTGTCCATGCGCAAGGTCTTTCCGGCAGTCACAACCGAAGACACTGACCTATTGATGGGCGCCACAGTATTTGTATCTGAACTGCCCGCAGATCCAAACGTATCAGCACTGCTATTTAGCACCAAGAACTGGACGGATGAGCGCCAGTCGGCTCAGAACCGGGTAGAAAACTATCTGGCCAAAGGCGGGCAGATCGCAGGTACACCACTGGACACCCACTGGAAAGGTATGTCATCACTTCAGGTGGCTATGTTCCCGCAAGAGGTTGAATCATCCGTTGGTGACACGATTGTTCTGATTAGTGATGAAGGTAAGGTCTTAGAGCGCGAGCAGTATGTGCGTATTACCAAGGTTGAAACCCGTGCTGCCATTATGGTCATCGATGGTAAAAATGTTGAGTACAAGGTGGCTACGTATTCCCTGAATGATGCTCTTGAAGTTGACTTTGTGGGCCTTTCAGCACGCCAGTGGTACAACGGTGAGAAATCCAAGACCATCATCCGGGATACGATTGTTGCGGATACTGGTCTGTATTACTCATCGACTGCGTTGGCATCTGATGCGAATGTGGGCGAATTTACAGTCAATGCGAAAAGTATCTTTGCCCAGCTGATTCCATCGGCCCAGACCGAAACACCGATCATTGATGTGAACGCTGCAGGTGAAAGCGTGGTGCTGGTCGCGGGTAATGAAGGTACGATCACCGTCAATTATCCCGGCATGACTATTGGAGTGAGTCAGAACCTGTATATCGGTTCAGCAGTGATTCCATCCAGTGTGGCTTTCACATTACAAGGCCAGCAGATTACCGATCAGGGTGGGTTGCTTAAGAATACGCAAGGTACTCAGGTTGGCACGATTGATTATCAGCGCGGCTTAATCCAATGGACTGCAGCGGCGCCAGCCGGCACTGTAAGTTTGAATATCACGTTCAAGCCTGCAGCTGCACCGAATCAGTATTATCAAAGCCATGCCATTCCAGTGACTCAAAACAACCAAAGTACCAACTGGACCGGGGTATTAATTCCGATTCCAGCCCCGGGCGCTTTATCAATTTCATACATGAGTCAGGGCAAGTTTTATGAGCTTAAGGATGATGGCTCGGGGCAGCTAAAAGCCTCGAGCCCATCGTTTGGTTCGGGCATGATTAATTATGAAACTGGATCCTGGTTGTTGACTACAGGCGCATTGCCAGATGTAGACACACCAATTTTGCTGAACTGGGGAACACCAATCGTTACCTTCGTACGGTCAAATCTGAATGTAGACAAAGCTGCCTTTGCTTTCGATTTGGGTCGACCAGGTGTATTGCCGGGTATCACCATCAATTGGACGCTAGAAGGTGAGTCCAAAACAGCGACTTCGAATGCGCAGGGCAAGTTTACTGGAGATGCTACAGGTGAAATCAACTATGCCACCGGTATAGGCAAGATTATTCCAAACAAGCTGCCACAGAAAGGCACAGTCTTTTCGGTGATTTATAACTATGGATCCTCACTTGAGCAGACCAAGATGGATGTTGCTCCTGTAAATCAAAAGCTGACCTTTACCATTGGTACCGGACCAGCAATTCAGCCAAATAGTGTTGAGTTAAAAATCCCACTTCAAAGCAGTGAGGGGATTACAGGGTCTGTAACTCTGACAGATGTGCCGGTGAATGCAACTATGGGTAATCTGGTGAATAGCCGCGGTCAAGTGCAAGGCACCATTATCTATGCCACTGGCGCAGTTGAAGTCACACCCAAAAGTACAGCAAGCAGATTTGTGCAAACCTTTACACCCATGGCTACCTATGCGGCTGCCTAGCGAGGAAATATGTCTTTTTATTCTCCACAAACGTCAGACATTCAAGGTCAGCAGGTTGAATTAAAAGCCCTTAATGCCGTTGATGTTCAAGTGAAATACCGCGATACCTCTGGCTCGAACTCAGCAACACATACGGTGACGGCAAACAAGCTCAAGCTGGATTTATCTTCTGGTTTTGATGAGCAGATCTTGACAGGCTCAGCACGATTCAAAGTCGGTGCTGACACTTTTCTAGATCGCACCGGCTTACTGTATCGCAATGTGAATCCGGCCAATAATAGCGGGATTCAGTCGGGTGTCATTCAATACGGTACTGGGATCGTTGAAATTGACTCCTGGACACCGAATGCAGATAACACGATTGCTTTGGAGTCCTTAACCACAACGACCGACTTATTGCCGGTCAATAAAATCAGTTTTAGAACACCAATCATGCCGATCCGGCCGCAATCTTTAACAGTTGTGGTCGGTACGCTTGAATATGGACAACTCACTTTAACAGCTGATGAAAATGGGGTGATCGAAACCAGCCGGGCGCATGGGCAGGTCAATTGGGAAAATGGGTTTGTCACCATTTACTTCCACACCAAAACCAAAATCACCGAAGCCAACCGTGCGGATATTGAGGCCAACGACTGGTACGATCCGCTGCTTGAATATGATGAGCTGGATGGTCGTTATATTAATGTACCAGTCTGGGTCGATGCTTCATCCGTACGCTATAACGCTGTGGCTTATACCTATATTCCACTAGATTCAGAAATTTTAGGTCTGTCTGCTACACGCTTGCCGATCGATGGCCGGGTGCCGATTTTCCGCGTTGGTGGGATTGGTATTGTCAGCTCAAGCAAGGCTCAGGAGCTGCCTAGTGCAATTGCAGGTACCACATACGATCTGAATGATCAGCGTATTTCATGGGCTGAGCTTGAAGATGCTAACGGAACGAAAGTAGCATTCGATTTGTACACGGTTGATTATGACTATGGCCGTGTGACACTAGGTGGTGACTTCTTGATGGGTAATCTGGTTGCACCACTGACAGTGAAATACCGCTATCAGGATATGGGGCTGATTCGTGACGTTCAAATCAATGGCCAGCTGACCTTCACCAAACCGCTAACCCATAACTATGATGCAGTAGATACCATCGTGGGATCTGCTTTGGTGATTGGCGATATGCAGGCACGTTACACACGCAAGTTTGTACAACAAGCTTGGAGTAGTGTATGGAATGATGAGCCAACAGGTGCCGGGATTTTAGCGAATTACAACGACTCGCTGTATCCATTCCAGGTGACAAATAAAGGTGCAATTCAGGAGCGTTGGGCATTGATTTTTACCGATGCGCAATCGTTTCGATGCATCGGTGAATATTCTGGCCAGATTGGTACGGGTACGGTTAATGCAGACTATGCACCAATTAACCTGGTGACTGGTGTGCCGTACTTCACGATTAAAAAAGAAGGATGGGGTGCAGGTTGGGCAAATGGTAATGTCTTGCGCTTCAATACGATTGCTGCAAATTTCCCGGTCTGGGTGATTCGCACCGTCAAACAGTCAGAACCAGCAGTATTGTCAGACCAGTTCCAAATTATGCTACGCGGTGATATTGATCGCGTTGTTTAAAATTTAAATTGAATATGACCGCTTTATGCGGTCTTTTTTTGTGAGTAATAAAAAATGGCGACAGATGTAGATGTGCAATATTTCAGTCATTTAAACGGCTTAACACTGGGTAATAACTGGGGTGATTTAATTCGCTTGCTCGATAAAGCATTAGTGACAGGTATTGATTTTACTCAAATCACAGCAGCCTCAATTGATACTCAAGGCGATGTGCATATCACTTTGTATTCAGCACACAACGCAATGTTACTTCAGGTGGTAGAGTTGTCGGGTTTTGCACCTGCATCACTCAATCAAAGATACCGCATTAAAGGTGTGCCAAATACCACACAACTCATTTTAAAGCCTGCGATAGATATTGCAGAGCGCTCAATTACTACAGTTGGTGCAGGTAAACTTGCAAGTCTTGGATATGACATCGTTTTTCGTGATGCTAATGATGTAAAGCGTGTTTATCGTGCCAAGAATCCCACAGCACAGCATCCCTATATTCGTGTTGATGAAAGCTTAACAAGCCCAGATGGCGCAGGTGTATACACATCAACATATGCGAAATACGCTATGGTTGGCTTGCTTGAACACATGGATCATATTGATGATTACGAAAGCCTTGGGGTATTGCAGTTACCTTTCGACTCTACTGATCCTGCAAAAAATTGGAAAATTTCAGGAACAGGTGCGAGTGTTGTACGAGGGTGGAGCCGGTGGCATTGGAACAGGGCAGGCTCTGGCTACTCTAACGCCACGGACTCAGAAGCACCTACTAGCGGCAGTCGCCCCTTCGTTCTGTGCGGAGACAAGGATGCTTTTTTTCTAAATATTCAGATAGGAGGTAATGCAGGATTCCAAACACTCAGAGGTTGTGGACTGTATAAGTCTAACCTTGACAATGACTTGACACCTCCTTGGTTTTTATGTACCTATTTAACAACCAACTCCGCAGGGGTGGTATCCGGAGGGGTGGCGGAGTATTTCACCCCCTTATCCATTAACACCAACGCAAGCAAATTTCTTATACCAAAATACCTTCAAGCCGTTGGGGTTAAGCATACCTCGGCAACTCCCTTAGCCTACAACCTAGCATCAGGTGTCGGGAATCCTTTTGGTGCCACAGACGCACCTGCTCTGAGCTACCCTTTTAAAGATAATGATAATTATCTTAGAGGGACACTTCCTCATGTTAATTACTCTGGGCGACAAATAACAAGTACACCATCTCCTATACAGTCATCAAATTCACTGTATCTGGGTGACGCTATTGGGGTAGATTCTGCAGGCAGGGGAACAATCTTATTTTATTTAGGGGAATTAGAATGAAGCCTTGCAATCTAGCCCCCTTAAAAAATTCGATTAAATTAACAGAAACATCAGATGGGCCGCCTTCAACAGTTGGTAAGATCGCAGGGGTTGTTAAACTTATGGGGGTTAAATATCCATATTGCTTAATAGTATTGTACCTAAAAAACAGTTTAACCCCTTATATGGCTACCAAATCAAATGATCAAGGGGGGTATGTCTTCAGGGGTGTTCCTGCGGACATGCCCTTCTTCATAGTTGCTTTTGATAAAAAACAGCAATTCAACGCAGTCATTCAAGACAATGTGGTGCCAAAATGAGTAAAACATCAGTCAATGCTCGGCTTGCCATGATTCAAGCCTTTGCTAGCTTTATGGATAACGGTAGCCAAAGCGCTACCGTTATTTTTTATGAGGGTGTGCAGCCTGTAGATACATCAGTTGCAGCAGATTCAAATAATGCTTTAGTGACACTCACACTTCCTGAGCCATGCGTTAAAGAAGTCACGCCAACTTATGTTGAGTTACATCCGACTAACACAGGCTCGGTTATTAAGTCTGGCACAGCAGCATGGGCACGTATTTTTAATGGTGCAGGCGAAGTCGCTGCTGATCTGACAGTTGGTACTGATATTACGCTTGCCAATACCAATCTAGCACTTGGCGGCTCTTTTCAAGTCAACTCTTTTAAAATCCGACCATAGGTGATGTATGTCAGGTGTACGCTTAGAGTGGGCGCAATTTGGCGACTTTGATAGCTTTGACGTCCTGCGTTCAGATAGTCCAATGGATATTAGCGCACTGCCCAGTCCTCTGGTTTCTGGCTTGCCTACGATGTATCACGTTGACACTGCCGTAACACAAGGCGCTACTTACTACTATCGCGTGGTGGCGTGGCGCGATGGGGTGAGCAAAATTAGTAGTGAGATAATGGTTAAAGCACAGGTAGGGGACGTGCATTGGGATAAAGTTGTTTCGCTGTTACACTTTAACGGCAATCTTACTGATGACACGGGTAGGGTCTGGAATAGCGTAGGGACTACCAATTTTTCAGATTTAGACGCAAAATTTGAAAAATCTGCTGTCTTTGCAGGTAACTATGTGCAAGGCGTTAATGATGCAGGTTTTATATTTAACAGCGATGATTTTACTGTCGAGTTATTTATTAAATTCTCTAGCTTGCCAAGATCCAACGCTTATTCCTTTGTCGGTAATTATTACTTCAGTGACGGTTGGGTACTACAATATCGCAATGACGGAGGCTTAGGCGGCAGGGTGCGTTTTGCATTTGGCGACTCTAATTATGTAGATAAGCCCTGGTCGCCAACATTAAATACGTGGTATCACTTGGCAGTATCAAGAAATGATGGGATGCTATACATATTTGTTGATGGATTGCAGTTGGGCGCCACTGCAAGCTTTGCACACAACATCACCGTGGGAGGTGGTAACACTGTAAATATTGGCGCACTAAAATATAGCTCATCGGTTCTGCAATATTTTTACGGAAGTCTTGATGAACTACGCATCACAAAAGGCGTGGCACGTTACACAGCAAACTTTACACCGCCAGATAAACCATTCTTAGAAGGTTAAAATATGGTTGATAGCTACGAACACGACAAACCGTATTCGCTCACAGGAGCATATCAAGCCACGCCTGAGCTGTCGTTATTAACAACGCCATATGACTTACATGCCACGTATGATGAAAATTATGCAGCAAACTCAATTGACTTTATTCTTGATACTGCGCTTAACTTTGAAGTTGTTGCCGTATTTAGTGAAAATACCGATGTCATCGGGCAGATTGATACAGTCTTAGACACTAGTTTTAACTTTGAAATCGAAGCGGTATTTAGTGAAAATCTGTGCATCATTGACGCGGTTTTAGATACTGAGTTTCAATTTGAAGTTAAAGCTCTGTTTGATATTAATCATATTGTCGGGGTGTCTTACGGCTTTGATATGCGCTATCGGAAAGCCATCACGGCCTTGAGCGCTACAGAAATACCATGGGCAAAGCCTATTTTGAGAGTCTCAAATGAGGCTCTTTTTTATGAGCAGGGCTTGGTGATTTCAAATCAAGTGGATATCTGGCATGAACAAGCAGGGTCGTTAAATCGCGCGATCAGGTCGCTACATGAGCAAGCAACCGGATTGAGTTCTGATGCGTATGTAATTTGGGAAGATGGCGATAAACGCTTTATTCATCAACGTTATCTGCATGAGGAAACGATCAAACTACGGCATAACCGGGAAACGGTCTGGCAGGAAATGATCCGCCGACGTAAGACTTTCACTTATTCACATGAAGTAGCCCAAGTCTTTGAGCATCGTTTTTCATTTGAATGGGATAAAAGCCTGGAGATTATCACCAAGTCAGATTTGCCCTGGGATAAAGCCAAAGAGATTCACTATCGCAAGCATCCGGTTTTACCTTGGCCAAAGCCCGAAATACCTAAATATGAGGGCACTGGTGATTTAAACTTTATCTGCTTATGTCATGACGTTGATTCACACAATATTGTTTTAAATTTTGGTGCAGATGACTGTATTCCAGCACTGCCGAATAGAAACTGGTGGTATATCGTGAATACATTAATAGCCGAGCGACTGGATACCGGCGAGAAGATTCAAGTGATTGATGGTAGCTACAGTACCAGTCGATCACAGTGGTGCTGGACCTATTCAATCACTGTGGCTCATACCGAAAAAGAAAAGCTACAGTCGATTAATGGTCAGCCAGTGATTCTTAAGATCATGATCAATGGATTTGAGCACCATATTCTGCTCGAAGATCCAGAGGAGACCCGACGCTTTGCCAGTGTGCTTTACACTTACCCGGGGCGAAGTGTTACTGCTTTGAACTCGGATAAATACGGGCCAACACGCTCATTTATTCAGGATAACGAACGTACCTCTGTGCAACTGGTTCAAGCGGAACTGGATCGAGCGAATAGCGGTACAGCTCTGGACTGGAAACTGATTGATGAGCTGGGTTGGATTGTACCGATTGAAAGCCTGAGTTATGCAGAACTTGCACCCATCGATGCAATCAAACAGGTCGTTGATGCAGGCGGTGGCTTTATCTATAGCCAGAAAGCAGGCAACACACTGACTATTTTACCCCGGTACCAGAAAGGCTACTGGGACACGATGACCCTTGATGATTACGATATTCTGTTATCTGAAAGCCTGGTGATGCAGCAGAACATCAAGCAGAACGATGAATACATTGCTGACTTTAATGCCATCACCGTAGTGAATAGTCGTAGTGGTGAGAGCCTGAAAGTACAGCAGCGCGGTACTTCAGGTGATATACCGTTAGAGGCAGTCACTGGTCCATTATTTAATGTAGTGTCAGGTGCCAGTTACGGCAAAAATGAGCTGATCAAAGCCAATATTCAGGAATTGCACACTTTCTCAGATATTCCGGTCAGTCAGGAAGTTGGCGAGATGCTACCTGGTAAAACCATTGCCTTTAATGGCCAGTGGTGGGGCGTGATTGATGGGGTGAGTGGAAGTTTTTCGCATGAAAAGGTCAATGAAACCATTACCGTGGAGCGTATCAGTCGTGAATAATCCTTTATTTGAACTGCGTAAGCTGCTTAATCCAACTCATGCCGAATACATTGGCACCATCACCTCAGTGAAGCATCCAGAATACCGGGTACAGATTGATGGAGGATCTGGTCCAGCCCTTTGTACATCAGGAACAGCTTATAACCTGGGTGCCAGAGTATTTGTTTCCAATCAAGTGATTTTAAGGCCGGCACCAACTGGTCAGCACTCAGAAATAGAAGTCTAAACTTAACCAAACAACAGCACCTTTTTAGGTGCTTTTTTATTGCCAAAAATAGGGGTATGTATGACTAAAGGGGATGTATATGGACTTTCTTAGTCAAGTATTGGAAAGCATAAAGAACCATTCACACATCCTTTTTACAGGTGTGCTGGGCGCGACTTTTGGCTTTCTATTAAGCAAGGAGCCAACCCGGGATCGCTGGATAGGATTCTTTGCTGGCTTCATTTTATGTGTGGTCTTTGCTAAACCGGCAAGTTTATTTCTTGCTAGCGGTAATTACCCAGAACTATTTGGCTTCATTCTGGGCGCTGCTGGTAAAAGTACAGCTGAAGCATTGCTGAGTTTGGCTCGATCAAGAGTTCTTGGTTTAGTCAAAAAGGAGAGTGAAGATGCTGCTAATCATAAGTAAGACGGCATTGGTGTTATTTATAGTTTCATTTGCAATCATGGCATTTCATCCAAAAATCCAGCTCCCAAAACACATCGATTTTCTATTGGTGTTGTCGATCCTTTTTGGAGCCGCACTTTTTGTTAAAGATGAGTATTCGCCAAGTCCGGCCGGAACCCTTTTTTACACTACAGTAAGTATTTTATTCGCACTCTTTACCCGACAACTCTATATTTGGGGTAAGGGTGGTGCACGTCCTAAATTTTTTAATACGGATAAAGATGGTGACAACCCATGAAACATATTTTTGATTTCTTGCGAAAGATTAGCGGCGGCAAACTCACCCAGAAACAGGTTGATGCTGCTGACAAACTGATTGCAACTGCTTACGATGATGTCACCAGTATGCTGGGTATCGCTACGGATGAAATGCATATCAGCCCAAGTGGTGTTGATCTGATCCGCAATTTTGAAAGCTTACGACTGAATGCGTACGATGATGGTGTAGGTGTATGGACCATTGGTTTTGGCACCACAAAATACCCAAATGGTATTCGTGTCAAAAAAGGGGATACCTGCACACTGGAACAAGCCAAAGCTTATAAGCAGAACGATCTGAAATCATTTGAGCAGACTGTAAATAATACGGTCAAAGTTCCACTCAATCAGAATCAGTTCGATGCTTTAGTTTCATTGGCCTACAACATTGGATCAACTGCATTCAAAAATTCCACTTTGGTTAGGCAACTAAATGAAGGAAATTATAAAGCTGCTGCCAATCAATTTAATGTTTGGGTCAATGCTGGTGGCAAGCGCATGCAAGGTCTGGTGAACCGCCGGGCTGCAGAAAGGACTTTATTCTTAAAATAGATAAATGCCCTCACATGAGGGCTTTGTTTATCATTAAAATAAGTGACTGGTTATTAATTAATCCTCAGAATCCCTTCCCAACTAAAATAGTTCTGAGTCAGGTTTTGTCTGGCCATTGCCCATGCGCGACCATGCATTTTGCATGGGCCAATTGCTATTTTCTTATCTCCAAATCTCACCTTAACCTGCTCAAGGGCAGATTGAAGTTTCTCATTTTTCTCTATTTGAGTACTATCAGATAGAAGGTCATATATGTATGTCGATTTTGGCTCGATTGCGGTCAATATCACACCACATTTCTTAAACTCGATTCCTTCTTGAAACAGCTCATTCATTCGCTTCATTACAGCCCGGTTCATAACAGCAGCACAGTCAGTCGGCTCAGCAAATCCGATATTGATCGACTTGTTATAGAAAGGCCTGTTCTTATCAAAAGGATTGGATTGGGCAAAAGCAATCACACAACCACAAAGAGATTCATCTTCTCTTAACCGCTTAACAGCGTTCTGCAGGTAATCACTCATTGCCTCAGATAATGATTCAATATCGGTTACCCGTGCGCCAAATGAGCGTGATGAAATGATTTGCTTCTTGGTTGGCACAGCCTGCTCAAGTTCGATACATGAAATCCCTTGCAGTTCCATGACAGTTCTCTGCACGACCACTGAAAACAGTTTTCCCATTTGATGTGGATTAGAAGTGGCTAAATCAAGAACAGTATTAATACCTAAGCCTTTTAGTTTTTTACTATGCTGACGACCAACTCCCCAGACTTCGGAAACATCAATCAAACTTGAAAAATAATCTCGGTGCTTCGGATCCATAGAAACCAGATCACAAACCCCATTAAAGCGTTTAGCCTTTTTAGCCATATGATTGGCAAGCTTTGCTTCGGTTTTTGATCGACCAATACCAACACAAACCGGTAATCCGATCCACTGCAAGATCCGTTGTCGCATATTTTGCGCATATTCAACCAGGTCATAATTTTCAGAATAGGCAGTAAGCTTTAAAAAGCACTCATCAATCGAATAAACTTCCTGTTCACCTAGCGCCACGTAATCAGCCAGAATTGAATGGAAACGTTGAGACATTTCAGCATACAAAGCATAGTTACTCGAAAGTACCTGTACATTATGTTTTTCGACAATATCTCTAACCTGGAATAGGGGAACACCCATCTTAATACCAAGATCTTTTGCTTCTTGGGAACGTGCAACTGCACAGCCGTCGTTATTTGAAAGAACAATGACCGGCACATCTCTAAGTTTAGGATTAAATAGGCGCTCACAGCTTACATAGCAATTATTTACATCAATGAGCGCGTATATTTCATTGTTATAGCTCATCTGAATTTCTTGATTACATTTGTGACTACACCCCAGATTTCAAATTGCTGACCTTCTTGGGGATGAATATCTGGATAACCCTCATTCTCAGCTTTCAACCAGCAACCTTTCGCATCAATAATTAGCCGTTTCACTGTCAATTCATTATCGATACTGGCAATCACAATATCTCTATGCCTAGCCTGAATACTGCGATCTACAACCAAGGCGTCATTAATATCAATTCCTGCATTTAGCATAGAAAGAGAATCCGCACGAACAATAAAAGTAGCATTCGCATTATTAATGAGGTACTCATTCAGATCGATTTTTTTATCAATATAATCTTGAGCGGGCGAGGGGAATCCAGCTTGAACGCGTTCGGTTGCCAAGGGTATTTCTATTTTTGTGACAGGATCAAACTGACGGATATCACTAATTTCATTTTCTTTTTTAAGAGATTCTAGGTATTCTTTAATATCAAGAATTTTAGATTCAGGCACTCGAATAACTTTAGTCTCTTCAGACTTTTTTCGACCGGCTCCAGCACGAAAGCCCCCATGAGTACTGTTCATAACTTTACGACTCCTTGATTTTTGTAACAATAATCAAGATTGTAAAGATTCAATAAAAATCAAACAAATAAAATAAATCTTTTAAATTCAAAGATGCGTCATAGAGTGACGCAAAATTATGATATTTCGGATGAACGGTTACAGTACTAATTGACTTGGTAAAGACTCTTAGTCAGAGCTGCACAGCTCACTCAATTACGACGAATGTAAATGTGGGGATTTGTGTGAAGACTCTTTAGGTGGGGAATTTAGTACCGATGAATCCAATTTTTCACTCTCTTAAAAAGCTCTATATCTGCAAAAAAGAAAGGAAATAAATCTCCATAGTATGGAAATGGTACCGCACCATTAAGATCTGCATTAGGATCATTGTTAGTTTCTAATGAAATTTTATTTAGCATTTGATGTATTGGTTTTAGGGTCTGAATTAGATCATTAATTATATATGGTCTAGATTTTTTAATTATGTATTGATACATGAGCAAATCTATAGCCAATAATGGTGATCCATTAAAGTCTAGGTGGTAAGTGAACCCAGTAGCCATAGGGTATTTGGAGTAATGTTTTAGCAGTTCAGCATTAATTTTTTCATTTTTGATATATTTTCTTAAATAACTTTCAGATATCTCCACCCAAGCATGTATAGGGTGTATTGGGTCGGTTTTATTACTGTTTGTTAATTTATTTAGATTTTGATATCTAGTTTTCTCAGCGTATGTGCTTAAAAAATTAAATAGTTCTTGGGCTTGGTGTGTTTCATCAAGATGTGGAATTTCAGCACCATGCTTGTTAAATACATCTGCACAATCATTAAAGCTAGTAATCAAATTATGGTTTTTACTTGTTAAGTATTTATAGTTAGGTTTTCGAAAATTATTTGAATACATATATTCAGTAACTAGGGCGATCTTTAAAAACCTCTCCACACCTATACTTAGATTAAAAAATGAAGAATAAAATAACCCATCTTTATTATCGTAAATATTAGCTTTTACAAGAAATTCTATCCCAGATAGGATGGAGGATTGAGCTAGGTAGCACTCTTGTAGTAGATCATTAAATTCTGAACTCCCGTATAAAAAATTCATTATTTACTCCTTCCACCCATCTACAATATCAGCCCAGTCCTGCATCATTTTTTTACGATCTGCTAAATACTTGGCATGGTTATAAGATGCACGTGTTTTGTTCTCATCAGCATGGGCCAGTTGGGTTTCGATCCACTTCTCATCATAACCAAGTTCATTGAGCAGAGTGGATGCTGTGGCTCGAAAATCATGTGCTGTGACATTCTGCATAATGTACTGCAAGGCTCTATTTATGGTAGTAGCTGGCATCATCCCGCCATTATAGACACCTTCAAAAACATACTTCTTACGGCCAGTAAGCTTCTTTTGCTTGAGTAGAAGTTGGTAAACCTGTTCAGACATCGGTACCACATGAGTCCTATTTTTCTTGGTCAGTCGCAAGCCTTTTTTCAACTGCTCTCTAGTCTGCTTCTCAAAAGTAATAGTCCTTTCGTCAAAATCAATAAATGACCATTGTAGTCGACGCACCTCAATTGTGCGAAGCATGGTATAGAACAAGAATAAAATAGAATTGACTGTCGATTCAGCACCGCCATAACTATCGATTCGCGCTCTAAATACCTTTCGTTCAGTTAAACTTAATGGTCTTGCATGCTCAACATCAGGTCGTGCAATAACTTCGCGTACCGCATATGTCGGATCGTTCTCAGCTCTTAGTGTCGCAATGGCATACCTCATCACAGAGCCAATCTTCTTTCTGTTTTCAATTGCTGTTACTTCGCCAGTGCCACGGTTATCCTGGCCCTTAACGCGCTTTACTGTATTTTGCATGATCTTCAAAACGTCAGCAGAGGTCACATCTTTAATATTTTTATGTCCGATGACTTTGTAGATATCCTTTTCCATTGCCCGATAAAAAGCGTCAATATAAGTTTGTGATTTATCCTTTAGGCGATCCGCAGCATATTCCTTTGCGATTGCCTCAAAACTGTTTTCATCACAAAGCAGGGCAGCCTTTTCTTGTTGGCGATGCACAGCTGGATCAATGTTGTTGGCAAGCAGTGATTTGATTTCATCTTGCTTTTGACGTGCCTCAGCCAAGCTTACGATAGGATATTCACCCAGGCTAATCATTGAGGCTTTTCCTGCATAACGATAGCGTACGCGCCAAAGCTTTGTACCGGTAGAGCGAACCTCAATACATAGTCCGCCTTGGTCAGCAATACGGTATGCTTTTTCCATTGGTTTTAGTTTTTTTAGCTTGGTATCGTTAAGCAT